TCACAAAGTTTGCGAATCGTATCGACGAAGTCGGGATCCTCGCCGCCCAGTTTGAAATGGACGGTTTTGGATCTATCGTTCGTGAAGCGCGAAAGAAGCTTGCAAAGCTTTTTTCGAACTTTGACGCCACTGATATAATACCGTGCCACGGTCCCGGTGCCGTCTCTACTAAAGAGAAGGCTTGGGAGAAGTGGACATTTCGGCGTTATAACAGCCGTATCCAACGTTCGTATCCCTTTGATGCATATTTCTGTGCATCTCTGGGGCACGTCGTTGATACGTACCCATCACTCGATGGGTTAGTGGACTGTGAACCTTTTGCACAAGTTTTACTTGTACCGAAGGATTCACGCGGACCTCGCTTAATTTCTTGTGAACCCCTTGAATTTCAATGGGTCCAACAAGGATTAGGTGCGGCAATCGTAGAGCACGTGGAAAAGAATCCTTTAACAAGATTCAATATCCACTTCACAGACCAAGGTCCGAATATGCGGGGAGCCCTGTTGGGCTCTTTGCATGGTCGTTACGCCACACTCGATCTTAAAGATGCGAGTGATCGCGTAACCTTAGGTCTGGTTCGTCTGCTATTCCCTAAACACATCGTTGATGTGTTGGAGAATTGCAGGACTCTGGCGACTGTCTTACCGGACGGTAGGATTCAAAAGCTCAATAAGTTCGCGCCAATGGGGTCAGCTTTATGCTTTCCCATATTAGCGCTTACTGTTTGGGCTATCCTATCCGCTGGTACGACTGATGCGGATGCTCGAGAGAGCATCCTTGTGTACGGCGATGATGTGATAGTCGAATCGACGGAAGTCGAGAACGCTATCATGCTGCTGGAGTCGTTTGGTTTAGCAATAAACCGCGACAAGAGCTGCTACCATGGATTCTTTAGAGAATCCTGTGGCATGGATGCCTATAAAGGCATATGTGTCACTCCGGTTCGCATTCGCGAACTATGGTCATCACGCCCTCGCGCTAGTGTTTATACATCGTTTTTGGAATTTTCCAATAACTTGTATAAGCATGGTTTCTATAGTACTAGCGATTTAATCGCTAGTTGGATATGTTCCGTTTATTCGGACGTACCCACGGATGACATGTCTATGACATGTTTATCCTTGCTATCGAAACCTCAGAATCATCGACCTTGTAAAAGTCGCAGAAACCCCCACCTGCAAAGGCGGGAGTATTATGTGACTGATACTCGGTCCAGACCGGTTAAACATACCATTAATGGGTGGTCGATGCTTCTTCGGTATTTTACCGAAGGACATCGAGCCCATCGTGGTATCCGGGATGATAATGCTGGCAGATGCGCAGATGAGACCTCCCATGACATTTTTGATGTCATGGAGTCTTTTTCTGCTAGTCTGTACACGCATCGTGGCACAAGTCACCTTGTGAAACGGTGGCGAGGTTCGG